AAGAAATGGCAAATCAGATGGAAGACTCACGTTGGTACAAACAAACAACTAACAGAGCACAACGTCTTATAGATAGAGTTGCAGCACAAGGAATACCACATTGACAAAAAGAGAACTAACAGATAGGCAAAAAAAGTTTTTAGAAGTATTGTTTGATCAAGCAGGTGGAGATGCAGTACAGGCAAAACTACTTGCAGGATATTCTGAAAACTCATCTACTTCAGATATAGTTGCGTCTATGAAAGAAGAAATTATGGAAGCGACACAACTTTACATGAGTCGCAACGCACCAAAAGCAGCAGTGGCTATGGTAAGTGGAGTTGACGATCCAACACAGCTTGGAATTAGAGACAGACTATCTGCATCAAAAGAATTACTAGACAGAGTAGGTTTAATCAAAACTGAAAAAGTACAAGTAGAAGCATCAGGTGGTGTTATGATTATGCCACCTAAAAAAGCAGTGGTGAAAGAATGACAGTAAGAAGTGCAGGACATTGGAAGTTACCCCAACCGACTGACATGAAAGATGAAAACGAGTGGATTGAGATACCAAGAATATCTAGAATAATACCTTTTGGATATAAACAATCTACTAGCGATCAAGACATATTAGAGCCTATATCACAAGAACTAGATAAGTTAGAGTTAGCTCGTAAGTATGTAAATCAGTATTCGTATAGAGAGGTCGCTAATTGGTTGACACAGCAAACAGGTCGTTACATATCTCATGTTGGATTAAGAAAAAGACTACAGAATGAGCAACAACGTAAGAACAAAGCTAGAAGTCTACGCAAGTGGGCAGAGTATGCAGAGAAGGCGATCTTCAAAGCGAAAGAAATTGAAGAAAAAAGAACAGGTGCAAGAATCTAATGTTGTAGTTGAGGCTGTAGAATCTATACCTGAACAAGAACACAACATAGTTTTTAAACCAAACGAAGGACCTCAGACAGAGTTCTTGGCAGCATCTGAACGAGAAGTTCTTTATGGTGGCAGTGCAGGTGGTGGTAAAAGTTTTGCTATGTTAGCTGATCCACTACGCTACATGGGTCATCCTGCATTTAGTGGATTGCTACTGCGACATACCACAGAGGAACTAAGAGAACTTATATTTAAGTCTCAAGAACTATATCCAAAAGTTTGGAAGGGTATAAAGTGGTCAGAAAGAAAGATGCAGTGGGTAGCTCCATCGGGTGCAAGACTGTGGATGTCTTACCTAGACCGAGATGATGATGTACTAAGATATCAAGGTTTGGCATTTAGTTGGATAGGATTTGACGAATTAACACAATGGTCTACTCCTTATGCTTGGGATTATATGAGATCAAGACTACGTTCTACTGCTTCTGACTTGCCAATCTTTATGAGAGCAACAACAAACCCCGGAGGTAGAGGACATCATTGGGTCAAGAAAATGTTTATAGACCCTGCACCTTATGGAAGACCATTTGATGCAACAAACATTGAGACAAACGAAGTATTAAAATATCCTGCAGGTCACAGTAAAGCAGGAGAACCATTATTTCAAAGAAGGTTTATTCCTGCTAGACTAACGGATAATCCTTATTTATCACAATCAGGTGATTACGAAGCAATGCTTTTATCTTTACCTGAACAACAAAGAAGACAGCTACTAGATGGCGATTGGGATATTAAAGAAGGTGCAGCCTTTACAGAGTTTAATCGTGACATTCACGTTATTGAACCATTTAAGATTCCATCTAATTGGGTAAAGTTTAGAGCTTGTGACTATGGTTATGGAAGTAAATCAGGAGTTGTTTGGTTTGCAGTATCTCCATCAGAGCAGTTAGTTGTATACAGAGAGTTATATAAATCAAAAGTTCTTGCTACAGATTTAGCTGATATGATTCTAGAATTAGAGGCAGGAGATGGAAATATTAAGTATGGGGTTTTGGATAGCTCTCTTTGGCATAAACGTGGCGATACTGGTCCTTCTTTGGCTGAACAGATGATTTCTAGAGGTTGTCGTTGGAGACCATCAGATAGAAGTAGAGGTAGTCGTGTTGCAGGTAAAAACGAAGTACATAGAAGACTACAAGTGGATGAATACACAGAAGAGCCTAGATTAGTGTTTTTTAGTAATTGTATAAATTTAATATCTCAGATACCTGCTTTACCGATAGATAAAAAGAACCCTGAAGATATTGATACAAACTCAGAAGATCACTTGTATGATGCTTTAAGATATGGTATAATGTCAAGACCACGTTTTAGCATATTTGACTATGATCCTGTAGGCAGACCAAAAGCTAGTATGCCTGTAGCAGATTCAACCTTTGGATATTAATATGGCAGATGAAAATGAAATAATGGAAACCGATGCAATAGCATTAGATGATGTTGAAGAAGATACATCCACTGAAGATATGGATGTAAGTAACATTGTTGATTATGTTATGGCTAGATTTAAAAAGTCAGAAGACTATAGATATGAAGATGAACTAAGATGGGTCAGGTCATACAGAAACTACAGAGGAATCTATGGACCTGATGTTCAATTTACAGAAGCAGAAAAGTCAAGAGTATTTGTAAAAATAACTAAAACAAAAACTTTGGCTGCATATGGTCAAATAGTAGATGTGTTATTTGCTAACAACAAATTTCCATTAAGTGTTGACCCGACAAAATTACCAGAAGGAGTAGCAAAAGATGTTAGCTTTGATCCCAAAGAACCTGAAGAAATCCGTGGTATGGATGTGGAATCACCTTATGGTTTCAATGGTGATGGCATGGAACTACCTAAAGGAGCAACTGAAAAAAGTTTACTTGAAAGGCTTGGTCCTTTGCAAGAGAAGTTGCAAGATGTTGAAGGACTTAAAGAAGAAGCTGGTAAAACTCCGACAGCGATAACATTTAGTCCTGCTATGGTAGCAGCTAAAAATATGGAAAAAAAGATACATGATCAATTAGAAGAGTCTAGTGCAACAAAACATTTACGTAGCACTGCATTTGAGATGGCTCTTTTTGGTACAGGCATTATGAAAGGTCCTTTTGCTTTAGACAAAGAATATCCTAATTGGGATGACGAAGGCAATTACAATCCTATATTTAAAACTGTACCACAGGTTAACAATGTATCTGTTTGGAACTTTTATCCTGATCCTGATGCATACAATATGGATGAAGCATTGTATGTTATTGAGAGACACAAGATGTCTAGATCAGAACTTAGAGGACTAAAAAAGAGACCTTTCTTTAGAGAAAATGTAATCAATGAAGTCATTGCAGATGGCGAAAACTACGTTAAAAAATATTGGGAAGATGACTTAACAGATTACAATCAAGAAAACTATATAGATAGATTTGAAGTCTTTGAGTATTGGGGTATGATTGACACTGATATGTTGATAGACCAAGAAGTAGATATACCTAATGAACTTAAAGAGTTTGATGAACTACAAGCAAACATATGGGTCTGTAATGGTAAACTATTACGAGTTGTACTAAATCCATTTAAACCTGCTAAAATACCTTACACAGCAGCACCATATGAACTAAATCCATACTCATTCTTTGGTATAGGTTTAGCAGAGAATATGGATGACACACAGACTTTAATGAATGGTTTTATGAGAATGGCAGTTGACAATGCTGTATTATCAGGAAACTTATTAATAGAAGTAGATGAAACAAACTTAGTTCCGGGGCAAGACTTATCTGTGTATCCGGGTAAGATATTTAGAAGACAAGGTGGAGCACCGGGTCAAGCAATATTTGGCACAAAGTTTCCAAACGTGTCTACAGAAAATATGCAATTATTTGACAAAGCAAGACAGTTAGCAGATGAAAGCACAGGCTTTCCATCTTTTGCTCATGGACAAACAGGCATTACAGGTGTAGGTAGAACTGCATCAGGTATATCTATGTTAATGAGTGCAGCAGCAGGTAGTATTAAAACTGTTATAAAAAATATAGATGACTATCTACTAAAACCTCTAGGTGAGGGATTGTTTAGATTTAATATGCAGTTTGATTTTGATCCTAGCATAAAAGGTGATCTAGAAGTTGTTGCACGAGGAACAGAGAGTCTTATGGCAAACGAAGTTAGATCACAAAGACTTATGCAGTTCTTACAAGTATCATCAAATCCTGCTCTAGCACCATTCGCTAAGTTTGATTACATTATACGTGAAATAGCTAAGTCGCTAGATTTAGATGTAGACAAAGTAACAAACAGTCTTCAAGAGGCTGCTCTACAAGCAGAGCTTATGAAAGATTTTCAACAGGCACAACCACAGCAACCACAACCTCCTGCAGGTGCTGACCCAAGCGATCCGACAGGAACAGGTGGTGGAACAATAGGAACGGGTGTAGCACCTACACCTGAAGAGCAAGGATTTGCAGGAAGACCTCAAGGTGGACAAGAAAATATTGAGCAAACTGAAACCCCTAGTGAGCAATCACAACCAATGGGAAACCTTCAGTAATTACATAGACGCTCTCATAGAGCAACAACATAAAGCCATAGAGCACACCGATAATACAACTTTGATGTATAGATGTCAGGGTTCTATAGCCACTTTACGCAGACTAAAACTATTAAGGGATGAAGTACTAAAGAATGTCAGTTGAAACTAGAAGAGCCGAAAGAGCACCTAAAACAGAAACAGAAAAACTGTTACAAAAAGAAAAAACTAAAGCAGGACTTCAAGCTATGGCTATAGGTCCTGTAACAGGAGTTTTAGGTTTACCTTCTGATATATTAGATTTAGCAGACATGGTTAATGATGCTGTAGCTAAGTATGGTGAAGACACAGTTCTAGGACAATACTCTAAACTAATAAAACCATCTCTAGATAAAGTGCAAGAGAAGTATGGCAGAGAAGCATTTGATAGAGGTTTTACAGAACTTACAGGTATAAAGTCAGACGCATCTAATCCACCACAAATGTTAGGTGAGTTAATATCTTTAGGTACTTTAGCAAAGACAGGTGTGAAAGTAGCAAAGACAGTCGGAGAAACTTTTTCTGACACATATAAAGGTGCTAAGAAACTATTTGAAGATTCTACTATGCCACCGACTTCAGGTCCTAAGTTGGCAACAGTAGACGATGCACCACTACCTGAGATAAAAGAAACAGAAACTTTATTACAAAAACCTGAAAAAGTAGACAAAACATTTCAAACACCTACCACAGAGGACTATGGTAATTTACCCATTATCAATCCTACTATAATAGGACTACAGACAGAGATGGGTCAAAAAGCAATTAAGCAGTTTGAAAATTTAGAGAAAACAACAAATAAAACACCTGAAGAATTATTTGCAGAAACAGGGGTATATAGAGGTCCTGATAAAAAATTAAGATATGAATTAGATGATAGAGGAGCTAAACTAACTAATAGTATTAAAAAAGCGTTTAAAAATTTTGACTCTGATGCTAAAGTAGAAGACTTAAAATCTTTAAATAGAGTATTTAGATTAGAGGAGGTCTTTGACTTTCCTGCATTATACAAACAGTATGATTTAGGAATAAAACGAGATGGTGTAATGTATGGACCAATAAAAGACCTAGAAATAAAATTTAAAAAAGTTCTCTTTAATTTTAATACATTGGGTGGTTATGATCCTGTAGATGATGTAATAGAAATAAATTTAAATGCACAGGCTTTTGGTTCAACTAGTAAAAAATTTCCAAATATACGAATAGATAAACAAACAAGACAAGCTAGAATTGAAGCTACTATATTACATGAAATACAACACGCTATTCAACAAAGAGAAGGATTTTTTAGTGGTGGCAATACAAAAGATAGATTAGCTAAAATTAACCCAAACTATGAACAAGACACAAAAACTAATAATGCTTTTTTACAAAAGGCACTAGATAAATTAGGAGAAAATAAAAAGAATAGATTTCCTATTGAGTCTTTTATAAAAGAAAAAATAGATTTACAAGACAGAGCTAGTCAGGGGTTAGAGATAGGAGATTTTCGTAAATCACTTCTAGAGAGTAAAAAAGAAAGTCTTGATAATTTAGATATACCAAGTAAAGTAAAAGCAGCATATGCAAAATCTTATGAAAAATATTATAAAAATAAAAAAGTATTAGATGACCAAAATAGAAAAGCATACAATGAATATAGAGAAATATATGGCGAGAGAGAAGCAAGGCTAGTAGAGAAAAGATTTTTAAAACGAAAAAAATTATTAGAGAAAGATACAGGATTAAAAAGACTATTTGGTGGTAGACGAGATAAGACAGATACAAGTTTAAGAGAAGACACAGAATTTGTAAAAGAATTAGGAGGAGTATCTCCAAAAGCTAAAGTTGTAAGAGATGCTGATGGAGAAATAATTACTGTAACTTTATATCATGGCACTAGTAAAGAAAATTTAGAAAATGTGGCTACTAGTGGTTTAAAAGGAGATGCAGAAGGACTTGTGTACACATCTCCTGATGTTCATTCTGCTACAGGTTATGCTTCAGTAAAAGGTGGCGAAGCGGCTAATTTAAAAGGAAAACCAAAATTAAATATAGGAGATGAAAATAGAATAACTTTAAAATATGAGATACCTAAAAATGAATTTTTAAAATTAGTTGGAGATCCTGATAAAACACAAAGAAGTCTTACAAGTAAAAAAAAGTTATTTGGTAAAGACAGTAAAGAGTTATACAATAAAACAAAAGATGAATCTGCTAGTAATTATTATGAAGCCACTGAGATACGTTTTAAAGAAGGTGATATAGATAAATATTTAGTAGGAGCAGTTGAAAGAGTTAGAACTCCTAAATCACAAAATTTAAATTTAAATCAAGCTGATCCTGACATAGCAACAGCAAATTCCATAATAGAAAATCCTAAACTTGCTGAAGAATGGAAAAGTCAAAATAGTGTAAAACAAAAACAAAAACAAAATCCTGAACTACAAAAAGCCGCTAATGATTTATTAGATGGCAAGATAACAGGTAAACAGTTTAGAGAAAAAGTAAAAACAGTTAATCCTATAGTGCCTATTGGAAAAGTTCCACCTATTCCTTCTTTTACAGATATTGTTGGGTCGTTACTTAAAAAACAAGTTGAAAAAGGTATATATGGATTAAATAAAGAAATACCTGATGGAACAAGAGTATCTTCTAGATTAGACATACCTGCGTATGAAAGATATGATAAATGGATTGTTTCTATACATGATTCTTTTCACAAAGGAAGAAAAGACTCAATACAAGGAGAAGCCATAGCTTATGGTAAAACTATTGTATTAAATAATGTTTCATTTAAGTCTCTTCCAAGCAGAGGTCTTAGAATCGCAGCAGGTGCAGAAAAAAATACTATTGGCAGAATCTTTGGTGACATAAAAAATGAAGCTCCTGAGTCTGTTGCTAGTAGAGCTAAAAGACATCTTAATGAAGACGAGTGGTCAGAGATAGGATTTAATCCCTATCGACATGGCTTTTTCTACAATAAAGCTACAGGTCTACCTGTTGCCACTGCAGATGAAGTTGTTCAAATAGGACCTTTAGTATTAGCTCGTAATGCTAAGAAAATGACTATATCAGAGATGAAACAGACGGGAGCAGAGGGTCTCCCTGTAAGAGCAGGAAAACCTATAGAAGGTTTAAAAAATTTGAAAAGAACTAAGACTTTATTTAAGAAGGGTGGAACAATTATGAAAGAACAAATGGAACTATTTCAAGAGGGTGGACTTCAAGAAGAAGGTGGCACAGTTGATCCTGTATCAGGCAACGAAGTGCCAATAGGTTCAACAAAAGAAGAAGTCAGAGATGATATACCTGCACAGTTAAGTGAAGGAGAGTTTGTATTTCCTGCAGACGTTGTAAGATTTATAGGTTTAGAAAAACTAATGCAACTAAGACAAGAAGCAAAAGCAGGACTTAAAAAAATGGAAGAGATGGGTCAAATGGGTAACTCTGATGAAGCC